ATAAACACAGGAGTATCAGAACGTTTAAGATCTAACCCCATTGCTTTTACTTTACCAGGCTTACCATCTGTATCTGTTCTAAATCCTTCATTGTCATATATTAGAATTGCATAACGTTTTTTAGTAATAAACAATCCTTTTTCACCAACAACTTCTCTACCAGCGGCAATAACTTCACCCCTGCTTTTAGGACAGTGAAATGCATTTCCCATAAACTTTGGAAAAGTTACATTTGCTTCTTCACATATTTGATCATACAGTTGAATTACACTTTCTTTATTCCAAGGAATATCTCCTTTGTCAATTTCTGCACGTAAACTAGTATAAGCACTAAAGTACACAGAATCTGTATCACCATATATAATACTTTTACCTACATGATCATACTCGCCTGTAATAATTTCATTTACTTTTGCACTCATATGTTTTGCAATAGCACGACCTGTAAGTGTAGTACTTTGCCCAATTCTATGATCAAAGAATCTACACCCTGGGTTTAGGATTGCTCCATATAAACTATTTAGGTTAATCTTTTTAACAAGTTGTCTTTTATCCCAAAAAGCAGTTTCAATTTTATTACCTGCATCTTGTGCCGCAACCTTTTTAGCCTGCATTTCTTTACGTTCAGCATACCAACGTTTTAGTAGTCCGGGAATAATACCTTCAAACTCTGTTGTAAATAATGTACCATTAGCACTAACCATCCATGGTTGATTACTATCAAAAATTAGTTTGTAAACTTCTGCGGCACTTAATGTATCGCTTTCGCCGCCTTCCCAATCAATAGTAATTTCAACGTCCTTGCGTTGTTCCATTACATAATCATATTCAAGACTACCAAACTTTCCTTCCCAAGCACCTGCAAATGACTTCTTTTTAAAGTTCATTTGTTCGCCTATAAATTCTTCTGTATGGTTTTGTTTAAGTTGTCCTATAACTGTTGCTGGATCCATATTCAAACTTCTAATAACAGAAGGATACAGTGAATTCAAATCCATTGATGCAATCCAGTCATGCAATCCTTTCTTAGGATATGCAACATATGCACCAGCCGCCTGCGATGAACCTGGCTCTCTGTGTACTCTATTAGGTACAACATAACCACGTCTGTGTGCTTCGTTAATAATTGCTTGTTCTGTAACTGCGACAGCACCCATTGTTGTTGGTAGTAACACTGTGTTTGCATGTGCAAGTTCATTTGCTAGATCAATAAAGCGTAATTTCTTATCAAGTTTATCTAACAACAGAACGTCTTGTCTGTTATATTCAATAAATGTTTTAAAGTCATTGTTATATAATTGATCTAATGTACCTTCATATTCAGTTTTCTTTTCACCTACTTCTAGTTCACCAATAGCATCTAGTCGATAAGTGTGTCGTTCTTCATATGTGTACTTACGATATAGTTCAAGACTATCTAAGTGTTGACGTCCTATAAGATCATATGTTTCTTGTTCTCTACCAAACTTTTCATATACTCTTTTCTTAGGATAAGCGTTCCATAAACAAAAACGTCTTGTATCTTCTTTACTTAAAACTCTTGTAATTCTGTTAACAGTATACGGAATATCATAACCTTCACTGTTCCAACCTGATAAAATATCAGCGTCTTTAATTAAATCTAAAAATGTATCAAGCATTTCTGCTTCTGAGTCAAACAAATATGTATTAGGAAAGTCTTTACATTCTTCTTTTGCTTGTTCCATTGTAAGTGTTTTAGGAGGAAGTGCTAGTGTAATAAGACTATCAAGCCATTGTAAATGTACTGTAATTGCAGTAATGGCAGTAAAAGGATCTTCTGGTGAACTATAACCACGTTCAGGATCAAAGTCAACTTCAATATCAAAAAATGCAACGTTTAGATTAGGTGCATCTTGACCTAAATAGTTTTCTTCTAGTAGTCTGTATACAGGATTGATGTCTGCTTCATATAGTCCGCGATGTTTATTAATCTTTTGTTCCCTAAGAAAGTCTTTCCAACTTTTACAAACAACACGACTTACAGGATCACCAAAAGTACTTTTCTGTTTACCTTTGCCGTCGCCATAATAAAACACATATCTTGCGGGGAACTCGCGAAACTCTCTTTCGCCTTTTTTGTTTCTCTCTACAACCTTAATAATATCTTTATCACGATCCCAGAGTGCGTCTACATAACTCAATGTCTTCTCCTTTATATGCCACTTTCGGTTGGCAAAAACCAGTAATGTTGCTTATGGCCAACACTATTTAATATTATAGTATCTTACCACTACAAAGTCAAGACTTTTTTTATCAAAATCCAAATAACTTCATACCATGATTTGCTATTGCATTTAAGATAATAGCAATGCAAGTAAAAATGTGTAGCAACACCCACCCAGTGCGTATAATTGCCACTCTGTCAGCCTTATTGTTATCTTCATATGCCTTTGTTCCTATTGCCTTGCACCAAATATCCCACAAATTTAATCACCTTTCATTTACCACCACATGGCGGCAACTCCATATCCAAATACGTTAATAACAGCAAAATATCCTGTTAGTAACATGACCCATGCCGCACCTCTGCGTACTGCGGCGTAGCATTGTGTAACCGATCCTACAAAAAAGAACGGATATATAATTAGCATATTTGGATCTTTAGCATTAAATGCCAAAGTCAAACTTGCCATAACTGTAAAAACAAAACTTATTAGTTCAAAACCAAAAGCAACCTGATCACTTTTGTAACTATTGATCCAAAAATCTTTTACCTTTTGCATTAGAGTTTGTCGCGACCAGTAGTAACCATAATAGTTTCTAGGTCTTCAAACTCATCAACGGCTTTATGCCATTCACCTTTTTGTGCAATTTTAATTGCTTTGTTAATTAAACTTGGCTTAACATCCATTTCTTCTGCTACTGCTTTTACAGTATCTCTTAAACCTTCTTGTAGGTCTGTAACTTCTTGCAAAACATTTACGCCTTCGTTAACGATCTGAATTAGTTTTGCTTTTTCGTCAGCACCAAATACTTTGTCACTCATGTGAGACTCCTTTTAGTAATTTGTTATATTATATATAGATTTATGCTAGTTGTCAAGTAGTTTAAACGGAATTGGCACCGTTTTGTCTAAACATTTAAACCAAACGTTATTTGGACCTATATGATGGTCGTCTGGTAACAGTTCGTTAACTGCTTTGTTTACACCTGGAAAATCCATATCATGCCCACATAACCAACCGTTTGGTTTTAATTTAGGTGTGTAGTATTCAATATCACCTTTTACACTATCATAATCGTGACTAGCATCAATGAATACGAAGTCTAAACTGCCGTTTTCTATTTGTTCATGTACTGTATGACTATGTCCTTGTATTGCTTTTAGCCTAGGACCATACTTTATTATCATGTTATCTTTATAGAATAACTTTATGTCATAGTCAATAGCATACATCTTTAATTTTGGAAATGCTTCTAGTAAATGAAATGTTGTTCTACCGTTTCTTACGCCGACTTCGCAACCCACTGTTGGTTGTATTTTTTTAAATAAGTCTGCTAAAAAGTAATCTCTTTTGTTAGGTCCAGTGTATTCGATTGTTCTTTTAATTTTAATTTTATCATTAGCCAATGTTTTCTGCCTCATCTTTTGATTTATATGCCCATTCGTCAGTGTGTCCGACTGACCATTTAGGATTGTTTTCTACTGTATAATTTTGTGTACAAACTTTAAAGTCTGGCATCTTTCGATCTCCAACTACTAAACTTTGGTCTGTAAAAATAACTCTATTATTAGGTTGTGCGGCAAACTGTCCGTTATCTAATTTAATAAAGTTAAAACTTTTGTGTTCTGGATCGTGTTCACTAAAATTTACATTTAGTGTTGAGTGTTGTGTATGACAAGTATCAAGTGTAAACATATATTCGCCTTTGTGCATCTTTTTATCTTTACCAAAGAATTCACAGTCTGCTAACATAGGCTTTTTAATTAATGTAATATCATAATCAAAACAATCCCATATTTGTAGTGTGTCTAAAGGTAATTGGTCACTGTGTAAGTAATCATCTTTCCATACAAATGCACTAATAGGTAATTTATCGTACAATGCACCGTATTCTGTAAGTAATGTTTCTACGTATAATGCTTTGCCCATTATACTTCTAATACTAATCCAAATACCAGGAGTAACTTCTCCATGCCCTTTTTGGTGGTCATACAGATATTCTTTTTTCACATAAACTTCAACAGGAGGTAAGTTATGTACTAAGAATGCCATACTTTATTTCTTTTGTTTCTTTTGTTTCTTTTTTACATGCAGTTTTGCATGTGGTACTTTTAAATTTTTCTTGCCATACACATCGCCTATTTTATGCTTGTATGACATATGTGCCGGATCTAATCCGTAGAAGTAATCTGTTACTTCACATATTTTCATTACTCAAACTCTTTCAAAAAACTTGCAAACCCTTTTGTTAGAGATTGTTCTGTTGTAATTTTTCCTGATTTATGATCTTTTTCTAATTCTTGTCTACGTCTTATTAGTTCTTTTTTAAGTTTAGGATCTTTAGATGTGTTTGGATCCATTTGAATATCTTGTAATGCTTTTCTTTTTGCTCGATATTCTTCGTTACTCATTTGTTTTAAACCTTCAAGGCTTTCAAACACTTTTGCTAGTGTATTTTCAATTTTTGAAAGTCTACTGTCTACTTCATGCCACTTATCGTTATATGTTTGTTGTGTAGGTACAGTTGATTCTACTATGCGTTGTGGTTGTGGTGCTTGTGGAGTTACACTACTTAACCCTGCTAGTGCGGCCATATCACTTGCTCTAGTATCGCTTACACCAGGAATATGTTTTCCTTTAATACTTTCTGCAACCATACGTGCATGGGAGTTAGCATCTGTGCTTTGATTATTATTTTGTTCTTGTAACGCTTGACCGTGTTGTGGAGCGTCTACAGTAAGTCCTTTATTTTCAATTCCTAACTCAGTAAACTTATTTAAAATGCTTTGTAAATCTGCCATAATTATTTAAGAGACACTTTTGGATTTAGTGTTTCCTCCTCCTTGTCTTTTTTTACGTCCTGCACAATGAGCCTTTTGTGAGAAACCTTTGGGGTTCGAACAGTCAATTGACTTTTTATGTTTCTTGCTCCAGGCTTCACTAATAATCTCATAGTACCTCATTTCTTTTTAGTGGCAACGTTTTTTGCTTTACCACGTCTATTTTTGTTTGGATCTTGTCTACGTTTTCTACTAGCCGCAGACTTCCTTCCTTTTTTACCTAATGATTGTGCTTTACTACGAGGTAAACATTTTGGCTTACCTTCACTGTTTGAGCCTCTTGCACAGTCACCACGAATTTTTCCATCAGGGCCAAAACGTACCCATTTATCTTTAAACCACTTTTTTAAGTTTTCGTCTATGGATTCAGAAAATACTAAATCACCACAATTTACACAGAAGTCAACATCTTCATTTTTAACACAATTAGGTACACGTTTTCCGAACATAGTTTTCATGCCCTTCTTTTTGTAGCCTTTCCAGCATCGTGTTCCTTCAGTGACTTCTATAATACGCATTAATCTTTATCCCAACTCTTACTTACTTTATCTGTATGTATTGGTCCACCACCGGCCCATGTTCTACAAGTTCTAGCACTGTGACATTTAAATTTGTGCATCCAGCAATAACCTAAATATCCATCTTCATCTTCTAGTTCACCTGGCATACATTCAAGCATACCTGGACTAATATCAAAAGCGGCACAACTATTACATAAAGTTTTTTCTGCGGCGTCTACACTTGTTTTCCAAAACTTTGCAATCTTTTCATAATAGTCACCTGGATGTTTTACATTCAATGGACCATACTGAATATGTTCTGCTTGTATAGCGGCATTACGATTCTTAGTATTAAGTTCTAAATCTTGTGTTGCTAGTGGGCAACCTTTTTCACCTGCTTCTACGATTGCAATTAAGTTTCTCATGATTTACTATTTCCCCAGTTCTTAGCACCTTTTTTACGACACTGTACTAGAGCACCACTTGCATATGCACTTGGCCATACTTTGTAACGTGCTTTAACTTTATGATAACAAGCATCTTTTTCACCAGCGGCTTCGTCAAATTGTGCTTCTGTCATAGTCTGTGCTGATTCAACAAATACTTCTACCATGTCATCGCCATTACGCAATGCACCTTTTTTAACTTTTACGTTTTCTTTGCCGTATTTTTTTGTTGCTTCTTCTGGAGACATTGAAGTTTGTTTCCAACGCTTCTCTGCTTCCTTTACTACTGATAATTTTTCTTCTAGTGATTCAAAATAATCATCTTTTTGATCTTTCATACTCATCATACGTTCACGTTCTTTGGCTTGCATACGCTCGCCTTCCATGTAAGCATGAAGTGTTTTTACTTTTTCGTGTACACCACTGAATTTGTTTTGAAACCACTCAGGGAATGTTCCACCCTTGTGTACATGGTCATGAATTTCTTCTACTGCGTATTTGATGTATGCAACCTGATTGGCAAGCATTTCATCTTCGTACTTTGATGCTGGCTCATCGTACTTGTCTTCATTAATCATCGATTGCTCCTATAATGTGTTTTGTATTATACGAGTATTTATCGTTTTAGTGGTCCGCCGAAGATAGATGTGTCTTTCATATTAAGAGCATTATCTGTTGGCTTTTGCTTTTTTGCTTTAGGAGGATTAGGTAAACCGCCTACTAAACCGTATTTTTTACGTGTTTTTGCGTCACCTATTGCTAAATGCGGACTTGCAACTGAGGCAATGTTACCTGCACTAGTTGCTCCTGCTGTTGCTGTTTCTTCAACTTGTTCTAATCCTTTAAATATATCGCTAGATTCTTGACTAAGTTTGGCCGCAATAGCCATTTGTCTACGTTTTGCTTTGCTTTTACCTTTAAATTGCGGAGCATCGCTTTTGTAGAAATCTTTAATAACATCACCCATTTCAGTATCTTTAGTAATCTTTTCAGATACAAAACTTTCAAACTGTTGTTCCATAGGTGTTTTTTTGTATTTTTCTTTACGTGGGATAGTCTTAGTTTTATCTTTATGAGAGCCAGATGCGCCACTTTTACGTAGTGCTTCCATATCACGCCAATTAGGATCACGTGATTTACTTGGTTCTAATTTTTTTACTGCTTCTACTAAGTCTTTTAAACGCATATTGATATTTACCTATCTTTAAGAATATTTTTCATAACATTAGTTGCTGTATTAGTAAAGCATCTTGGAGCAATACTATGTACTAGTAGTGCAGGTACTAGCAGTTGTAATTTTACTGCTGTTTTAATTGCCTTCCTCATATGCTGTAATCCTGTTTCACCTTGTTCTTCTAAGTGTAGTTTACATTGTTTACTTAACATTACGCCGCCTCTCTTTCTTTTTCTTTACTAGCAATCCACTTCATCATATTTGTAGCAGGGTTTGCCAAGTACCATCCAACGTCACTATATGTTTTAAATTTACTTGCTAATAGATCTGCTGATATAGATGAAAAGGACCTTCTATTTTGTACAGTTATTAATTCTTTAACTTTTTTACCACCAAACGTACTTAAAAAAGATTGTAAGTTTAGCATATAATAGAAAGGTGTATCTAATATAACTTCACCTTTGTGTTGACTATAACTAGGAATACCTTTTTGATAGCCACTTAATATTTTTTGCATTTCCTCATCTGGTAAATCTTCGCGACCTTGCCCACGGACTAATGTTCCGCCTTGGTCATCATATGCTCCTTTTTGAAATTTTGGATCATATCCTTTGAAGCCACCCAAGTCGTCTATGTCTGGGTTCCAATAAGCAGTAAAGTCACCACCTGGAATTATTATATGATTTGTACCAAAATAGTCACTAGTACTACTAGGTGCTACTGTAGTTGTTTGTGCAGGACTAACAATGTTTAAATCGTTAAGCACTGCTACCTGTATAGGATTGTGATTTCCCATTACGCTTTTTCTTGCAGGGTTATCTACCTTTTGTATTAGATTTTGTTTAGCACCGCCGTGGTATGTGCCTGTGTGCATTGCCCTATAAAGAATAGGTTGGTTTCCCATTTTACTACAAAGTTCAGCGGCAACTTTTAAACGCTCTATAGCATGTTCTGTATTATTAGTTGGTGTAACAACTTCTGTTACTTCGCATATCCTCATTTCTTTTTGCCACTCTTCATATTAGCACACCAGTGATACATCTTTGCTTTTTCACCACTTGCTTTTTTAGCCTTTGCTCTTAAACTTGTAACTGATCCGTTACAACTAGCACCCGACTTCTTTACTCTGCCTGGGCGACTCTTGCCCTTTTTTTTACCGTCTGCGAAGTTTTCTTTTACTTTATTATTATCTAAGTGTAATAGTATTGTTTTAAAACTTCTTTCAAACTTATGATCTTTGTGTTTGACTCCAATGCCTCCCGCGGCATTCCATTTGTCAATATTTTGTCCAAAGTCATCTATCAGTATGTTGGGAGTACCATCACTTTGCTGTGCGTACTTGGCTTTGTTTCCTGTGATGATTACTGATTTAGGTGGAAACTGTTTAAGATTGTTTTTCACCCACATACGTTTATGTGGTTCTGATCTAGGATCGTCAGCCAAAGGCGAACTTAAAATAGTATAACTGCCTTTATGTTTTTGAATCAAAGCCAAAAGTTTTCCTGCGTTAGGAGTAGGTTCGAGATCTAACCAAAAGTTGTCTGCATCTCTAATTGCTTGAAGACCTGCATCGATATCTTTAATATCACGAAAGTCTTTTGCACCCATAAGTTTTGCCCAAGCACCAAAGAAGTCAACAAGGACACCGTCCATGTCTACGTAGATTTCAGGTTTTGAATTATTACTGATTTCAAATAATCTCATTTACGTCCTCTAAATCCTTTAAATCCTGCGCCAGTCATATAAGGTCTTGAAAACCATAATTCAAACCATTCTTTGTCACCAGGTTTGACACCTAACTTACGTTCTTTATCTTTTAGTTCTTGTGCAGTATGTGACATGTTTTCTAATGTTTGATGATTATCATTTCTAACAATATCTACACCTGCTAATTTTTTTAACTCATCTAATGTCATATTAGTTTGTACGCTTTCATCATTTTTTTAAGAGTACCTTTTTTAACATCTTTAGTTGTGTTTTGCTTTGTAATAATTCCAACGCCGGCGGCTTCTGTACTTTTTATTGCATCTTGTTTAAATGCTTTATCTACGCCAATTTTACTTGCCATGGCTCTACGTTTTTTAAGTTTATCTGCAACACTTAATTCTTCTGGTTCAGGTGGACGTCTTTTAACAGTGTTTCTTTTTGGAGTTCTAGTTGCAAACCCCATTATCTCATTTACTTCAAGACCCATTCCTTTGCGTACTCTAGCAAACATTTGTTTAGCAAGAGTTTCATTTCCTGAAATACCTTGTGCAAAACTAGTAAAATCATCGTCAGCGGCAAACTGTCTTAGTTTACTTGCACTCATACCTTGTACACCTTCAGCATCAGGATCACGTTCTCCACTGCTTACTACTTTTGCATTTGCAAACGTAAAAGGAACTTCACCTTTAGTATCTGGCTTATTATTGTACTTGTCAATTAAATCTTGATATTGTTGCACTCTATCACTTCCTGCAACAAGTATAACATTATCATAACCTTTACCTTGTAGATGTTGAAACATTTGAATAATAGTTTTTACACTAGTATTTTTATCTACAGGTACATTAAACATTTCTTGAGCAAAATGTAATTTTTCTGCAAATGATAATGGATCTGTTTTTGGTTTTTGTGTTTTAGTTAA